TATCTTTATTACCAGAAGACTTAGCTCGTGGTTTAGAAGTATATGTAAATGGTACTGAAGAGATTGTTGAAGAAGATATCATCGAACCAGAGTATATCAATAAACCAGAAGAAGCTATCGAAGAGGAAGCTACTCAAGATATTCCAACCATAGTAGAATATCCAGTAGCTAATGAAGAAGCTACAGAAGAACTCCCAATTGTAGATGGAACTGTAGAAGAGCAACCTGTAGTGAGTGAAGAACAGCAACTTGGTGCAGTATTAGCCAACCAACACAAGGATCTATATGATCTAGCTCAATTGGAGTTCGATAATGACGTAAAACGTTATAAGAACTTTGGTAAATATCGTTTATTCACTGAATTAGCTAATGATAAGCTAATCAGAGAGAATAATCCAGCTTTCAGCTCTACATTACTAGATTTAGAAGAAAGCTATTACGAAGTAGTTAAAGAGTTTGAACCACAACTTGATATCTCTAGTGATATCTTCAAAGAAGCTCTATACGAATATATTCAACAGCTATAAGAAATTACCTCCCTAGGATTACTATGATCCTAGGGAGATTCTTCTCTTTAATTTTTTTCATGGGCATATATTATTAGAGTGAATCTACACATTTCGATTTTAAAGGAGGTAGCCATATGAATACCATTAACTTTGTAGATGAATTCGGCGTTCCTCATTGCGTCGAAGTAGAGTCAATTACTAAAGAAGAGTATGATAGATTTGGAGGTACTGAAATCACATTATCAACTGAACACGCTTTAGAAGATTACTCACAACAACAACCGTATTATATAGAAAGAGGTAAACAAATGTTAAAATTAAATCCTGGTCTTATCTATGACCATACAAATCGTCCATATATCTTATCCAGTGGTGGATTAGCAATGAATGTAAGTCAAGAGACTGAACGTACACTTCATACATGGAGCTATAATGATGTAGCTTTATATATTGAATCGAAAGCTAGTATTATCTTTGAACGAGCTCATCAATTATCTCATGAGAAAGAAGCACATGAAGATCATTCTTGTGGATGTGGATGTAACCATTCCCATCATGAGAATAAAGGTTACTTTGGTGACTTAATTGAAAAGCATACTGGTACAGGTGGTGATATCAAGACAGTATCATCTGATCCAGTAGCTGATAATAAGATTCGTAAACCAAAAGCTAAACCATATAGTGGAATCTTTGGTCGTTATGTAAATGGTGATGCACCAAATCCAATTAAAGAGATGGTAGCACCTGAACATCATCAAAGCTTCACTGATAGCTTAAAGTATGCTATCGATAATCAAACTGGTAAAGTATATGTATATCATACAATGACTGGTACAACAGATCTAGCTGATGCTGGAGAGATTGATGTACTATATAGACATTGTCCACAGTTCAAAGAAGAGTATGATAATATGCTCAAACAAAATGTAGGTAGAACTGTATATACTGGAAACCCTATCCAAGATGCTATGAATATGGGAGGATTTAGATTCTAATGGCAATCAAAACAGACAACTCTGGTCAAGTAGTTGGATTTAGTCTATCTGATCTAACAGCTAACCCAGAGACTATGGATATCATCCGTGGAAAGATTAAAGCATCTGAGAGTAGAATTAGAGATAACTTTATAGCTCAGACTTTAGATCTACGAAATGAATATCTAAATAGATTAAACAATATCGTCTGTGGTGTTCATATCCGACCAGTTCCTTGGAATGAATCCACAGATGAAACTGAGATTCAAGAGTTCTTGAAGTCTCACCCAGAGTATGAACTTGATTATAACCTAGAGTTATATGAAGAAAAGATGCTTAGTATGGGACTTGATCCAACTGAGGGTATGTTTAAACAATTCCCTCCTGGAACAGCAGTCTTATCTTCCGGTGCAGGAAGACATCTTGCTTATATGGAGCAGATGAAAGAACAGGAAGGTCTTAATATTCCTGACTTAGAAAACTTCATGATTGGTGTAACTAGAGATGCAGATCCTGAAATAGATCTAACCACTGATGAAGAGCTTAATCAAATGGCAATGAATAGCTATATGTCTAATATGTATCAAATGCAAGCAGCTATTGGTTTACCGCCAATGCTACCAAATGGACAATATAACTTAGATGCTTTAAACGTACCATTTGGGTATACAGTTCCATTAATGGAAGTACCTAAACGGATTTATGACTTATCTAGTCTTCAACCACCTAGAGATATCTCTGCAGAGATGCAAGATGAATCTATTCCATATGAAGTTAGATATAAGATCTATGAAGATATGTGTAAATATACAGAAGAGTATAATGCATACATCAAAGGAGCTTGGTTTGAAGATCATAAGCAAGAGATCTATAATGAGATCCGTAGCTTATTAGACCAACGTTCTTTAATGGCAGCATCTCAATGGTATTACATGCAACCTCAAGTGAGGGCTTCATGGGAAAGAGATATTGCTAATATTGATAAGAAGATTCAAGAACTACGTACTCAAGTACCAAATTATCCACAAGATGATTTCTATAGATACGAGCAAAGTATTCTTGAATACAACTATCAAGTTCAGAAGTATAATACTAACAAACTCAAATATGAGAAGTATAAATATGAGCAAGGTGTAAGAAACTGTCCTAGTATGGTTTCATTTACTCCAGCATCTGAACTATTAGAAGCAGGATGCTATTTCGATACTATTCGTAAAGAATGGTATGATAGAAGTGGTCGTCCATTGAATCCTGAAAAGGCTAGAATGTATGATGAGACTAATAGAATCAAATATGAATTAGACTCTGATTTAGAAGCCCAACTACGTCGTCAAGAGTATACAAACGAAATGTTTATGATGAATAATATCATTCGTGAAGCATTTGACTTCGTTGGTGAGGATAAAGATGTGGTTGCTAATATTATTGATAGTGATCCATTTGGTATGATGTATAACTTGGATTATAATCCATATTATCAAACCAACTATACTCGTGAAGACTTCTATAAACGAGTAAATCCACAACTTCAAATTGATAAGTATGACCCAGAGACAGATAAGAATGTCGATGAGTTAACTATGGAAGAATTTGAAGCTTATAGTAAACGAGCTGAGACTAGAGCTAAGAATGCTAGAGCAGCCTCTGTTATGCCATTGACTAATGAGCAAATTATGTATATGTATAACAATAGAGGTGCAGTAAGACCTGATGGTCATATTCGTGTCTATAATATGAGATCTCCTTTAACTGCTAAGTTAGGTGAGATTGTTGATAGTAGACAGCCTGGTGAGCATAAGGGATTGATGAATCTATTCGATACATATTCCCAAGCAATGCCAGCATTTGAATATTCTAAAACACATTCTCGTCCAAGAGATCTAAGTGGGTTCTATGATAGAGATCTATTCAATGAGACCATAGAAAACTTTGGTCATAAGACTCGTATTGGTAGAACTAGTGACTTACTTAATGAATTGGATAGTAATGAAGAATTTGCAAAGGCTATGAATAATGGCATCTTAGGATNAATGAATCTATTTGATACATATTCACAAGCAATGCCAGCATTTGAATATTCTAAAACACATTCTCGTCCAAGAGATTTAAGTGGGTTCTATGATAGAGATCTATTCAATGAGACTATAGAAAACTTTGGTCATAAGACTCGTATCGGTAGAACTAGTGACTTACTTAATGAATTGGATGATAATGAAGAGTTTGCAAAAGCTATGAATAATGGCATCTTAGGATTATCCTTACCTGATGAGATGGGATATAATTATAATAGACGTAGAGTTGCATTTGATAATTCTATCTTAGAGCAACTTGAAGCGACTAATAAACCATTTCCCGATGGAGCTAGAATAAAAGATCCTGAGACAGAGACTTATAATGATAGGCCATTGAAAGAAATTCAGAAGGAAAGATATGGTTTAGCTATGGATAGAGCAGCTAAACTAAAACAATACTTTGCACCTGAATTGGGAGGTACATGGGATGCAGCTACAGTCAACAGTAATTGATGATCTAGCTGGCAACTTAGATAACTCCAAGATCAATAGTAGACTTTTTCATAATGAAGATATTTATCTAGGGATGAATACATTTACTTCCCTAGAGGATATGTTTGAAAATATCCAAGGTCCTTGTATATATGACTTCTTTACTGATGATGAACTTACATTGATTAAGAAGATTATCTTTGACCGTAAGGATAGAGCATTTAAGAAGAAGTTTCAAAAGCTAGATGCAATCATTAAGCCAAAAGGGTTTAAGAGATCTGGTTGTGGTACTAACCGAGTTGTATATGAGCCACTTGATGATAATGCTACATTCTGTATTAAGATAGCATTAGATAAAGCTGGCTCTAAGAATAACCCAGATGAAATCTTAAATCAAAAATATTTGAAACCATTTGTGGCTAAGTGTTTTGACATTAGCCAAGATGGTAATGTTGGTATATTCGAACGAGTTGTACCAATAGAAAACTTATACCAGTTCTGGTCTGTACGTGAAGATATCTATAGAATAATGGAAACCATTGTAGGTAGATTTGTCATAGATGACTTTGGTACTAAAGCATTTAAGAACTGGGGATTAAGAAAAGGATTCGGTCCAGTATTACTTGACTATGCAGACATGTATATTCTGGATCCGAAGATTCTATATTGTACTCATACATTACATCTAGACACAACTGAGCAGTGCAGAGGTGAATTAGATTATGATGATGGGTTCAACAATATTGTATGTCTTAAATGTGGAGGTATTCATATGGCATCTGAATTCAAAGATGGTCGTAAGAAGATCTCCTTATATGCAAGAAAGAGGGAAATAGACATGAGCAACTTTAAAATTGAAATTAGAAAAGGTGGAGAACTATATTGGGATAACCAAAATGGGTTTGCTCAATCAGTTAAATCTAATGATGTCGTTGAGAATACACCTGATGTATCCTCTGAAGTTGACTTGAAAGAGATTGATAATAAGAAAGAGCTCTTGGCTAAATCTGAAGCTAAGTTAGCTGAATCTGAACGTCGTCTAAAAGAACAACTTACTCGTCCACCAGTAGAAGTAGTACGTGTAGATGAAAATAAACCAAAACCAATCGTTATTGAAGTTGGTGCAATTAATCCAGCTCCTAAACGAATCAATAAGTTTTATGCACCAAAGCCTGAAAGACCTGCACGGGATTTAGAAAATACGATGCATAAAGTAGCTTTGAACAAATTAGGTGAAGACCTGGTCAAGTTATCAGAGAGGTTCGAAAAACCTCAACCTGTGAAAGTTGTCGATTCTAGAAACACCACAGTAGAGGTATCTGAGCCTAAGAAATTCGAAGATACTGTAGTAATCAATTCTGTAAAGAAAGACAATGATGGTGACATTGAAGTAACAAAAGAATCTATTGAGGAGAAGAATGAGATGATTTTGAGTATTGAACAGATTAAATCTATTGGTGAGTTTATCCGTCAAGCGGCTGATGATATCAAAGATGTAGTTGGTACTGAAGACGCTTATAAGTATAATGAGATTCTTGAATTCGATAAGCAATTCAACGCAATCTTAAAAGATCTAGATGAAAATAAAGTATTACGTCTAGATGAAGTTTTACCTGAAGTATTCTATGCGTATATTGACAACGATATCAAGAAAGATAATGAAGTAAGAGTTAAAGATCTTCGTGAAGCTATTCATGATGACTTAGCTTATGCTGCGACTACAATTCTTGATATCAAATTAGATATCGAATCTGGTTTCGAAGACGGTACTGAGGAAGAACAACCTCGAGTACGTCGTCGTTCTAAGAATGCAAAAATCAGTGATCGCTACTAAGGAGTGAGTTGATGATTACGTTTACTACAGATACAGTACTAGCTGCACAGGCTAGTACTGATCCACGTAATAGGGTTGTAATTGTAACAGAGCATGCACCAGCTGTTCTTTTACAAAACCCTAATATCGTAAAACTTCCAGTATTGCTACCACCATTTACGGTAGTATCTACTTATGTAGATTACGGTGAAGATGCATTCAGAGAAGCATATGCTCAGTATTTGAATCAAACAGATATCATAATGAATATCTTCTTGATTGGTACAGCAATGCTTAATCGGAATATCATCGTATATACAACTGATGAAGAATGGGGTAGAGATACAATCCCATTTATGGATGTATTGATCAGCATGTTTGTAATGGCATTACAATTACAAGCATACCCTGGTAGTGTAAATACATTCGTTCCGACACAGTTTAGTATTAGTACAGCAGTGACTAATCTATTTGAGTATGGTTATATTAACGAGCAAAGCTTCGTTCGTTATATGAACAATACTCCATTCGATAATAATACAATCAATAGCTATCTACTAAGCAAAGGTATTACTATCGATCCAGATGTTTCATTTGAACTTCAAGCTCAAGGTTTCCATAATATCATGGCAGTTAAATCTGAGAATCCTGATTTGACTCCAGCATTATTAGGAGATTAAGATGAAATTTGTATTCTGTACAGAACCTATCTATCAGTATTATAGAGCTTGTGTCTATAATGCTGATAAAGATAAGTTGGATAAGCAACTCTTAATAGAGTATGGTGACTATAAAGATATGTGGGATCTAAAGCAACAACAAGATGCTTTACCTGAGAATATCTTTAAAGCTGAACTGACATCTAGAGATTATCCGCGAAATCCATGGAACTATGTGAGTCAATTGATCAATAAGCTGACTTATCAATATCTTATCGATAGCCCAGAATTTGAAGATATCTTCAGTGAGATTCTATTCAATCAATCTGAAAGAGAGTTCTATGAATTCTATAAAGCAATTGATAGATTCTATAATGGTTCTGAGATATTCATTACAGTTGGTAATGATGATTACTCTGATATGGTTACCCAGATGGTATGTAGTGTATTAAGAAGAACGTATGGTATTCGTCCACAAATCATTTATGATATAGACGATGTACATAGCATCCGTGATGACATAGACTTCTCACCAGAGGGAGCTCAAATTGCTTATCTTCAACGTCATACATATTTGGCACTAGATGGTAAGAGTACAGTTGAACCATTAAGAGTTTGGTACCCATTTGATATGAATAGTTATACAAATGCATTGGAGTAAGATATGAATTTTTCATCTATTGATATACTCATAGGTGATCAGATCTATGTGTATACTTCAAAAGAAACAATCGATTGGGCTCGATACTTAGAGCCTTATAAGATCGATCCAGAGAAGATATTGTATTATGATGATCATAAGTTGATTCTTCATGATTTCGAACTAAATGACAATGAACTTAATGTAGATGAATATGATAACTTTATTAGAATTGGTAGAATAGTAATGCTATCCAAGTATGATATGTTTGGTATGAAGAAGCTGATAGTTGGATTAGATCCACATAGTATTAGTCTTCATGAGAACTATATGCTTGCTACTATATTTGAAATAATGCGTATGGTAGCAAATGGATATATTGATACAGCAGTAGCTAAACTCAATACTCTATATCGAGATTACGTTAATAGAGAATTACATTTGGAGTTCTATAGGGAATTCAATAACCAATCTAAGTTTAAAGTATGCAGTATGAACTACATTTATCTCATTGATACAAATCCTAGTGATATTAGATCATTAGACATTAGTTATAATGAAACAGTTATACGATATCTTGCATCCCTTATTTGGGGAGTATATGGAAAAGTTTAATTATTACCACTAGGGGTTAAACTCCTAGTGGTTTTCTTTTTTTTGTTAGTTTTGTAATAGTGAGTATTCTTAGTTGCATATTATTAAGGTGATATAATGATATTAGTTTATATATTTAGTTAATCATTTAAGGGATATTTACTATGATCCCAGAAAGAGGTATATCATGACAACTCAAAGATATTATGCAGCAGTAGTAGACGGCAATAACAACTATGAAATCCATTGTGGTTATTATAGAAATGCAGATATTGCTAGAGAAGATATTAAATCTTGCAGAGATTTCAATAATGAATTCAATGCAGATGTATTTGAAGGAAACTGCAACAAAATAATCTGTGTAGACGCAGATTATGATATTACAAAGATTGGCAAGATTGATTATCATAACATGATCATCTTCCCAGTTTAGTATAATTATTAAAAGGAGAAATAATGAAACGTTTAAAAGTGGGGTTAGTCGATGGGTTTAATATATCCTTAGACTTAACAAAAGGTGTTCCGGTACAAATCGAAGTGCCGGACGATTATGAAGTTAAAGAAGGCGAAGATGCATTCTTTAATGAGAATATTGTATTTGTATTATAGGAGAAAAAGATATGCTATATGAAATTAAAGATCAATTTGGATATCTAGTAGGCATAGCATCTACAAGAAAAAATGCTATTAGAATGGCAAACAAAATTTTAAATAAAAAAGTTATAGAAGGCAGATCTATTCATGTCTTCCATTATGATTTAGAAATCTATAGTGTTTTAATTTCTGAAGTCGAAGATGATTTTAGGGATATAAAAGAAAAAATTAAAACTCGGGTAATAAACCTAATAGAATCTAAGTTTTAAATAATAAGGAGGATGGGAATTAATCCCATCCTCCAAAGTTATTTATTTTTTTTATTAGTAACGTTTATAAGAGAGTTGTTTTGGGCTGTATATATAGAAACCGCTAGGAATATCTTCTTTGCAATAATATCAGGAATCTTATCATCTTTATAAAAGAGTCTAAGCTTATTAAGCAATACTATAGATATACGACTACTAGCATCTTCCATTACAATTGAACGCATCTCTTGCTCTAATTCAGGATTTATATATGCAGCTTCTTGCACGTTATTTACTACAACGAATTCTTGAATAGAATCATTGATTATAGAATCAAGAGTCTGATTCAATTCGTCTATAGTAGTAGTCATAGAGATTTGCAATAAATCCGTCTCTTGTTTATTTTTTTTCTCATAAGAGCTTGCAAACTTATTGATAACTTTGTATAATAAGATTATTGCAAGTAGAATCAATAGGTAATTAGTAACCAGTACGATTAACTCCAAACTCATTCATAACACTCCAATCTTGAATCTTATCTCTAAGTTTTAGGAGTTCTCCCGTATGGGTATCACCTAAAGAGATAGCATAATTTACGTAGTTTATTACTTTGTTTGCCAGCTCAATAGTTATACCATATTTGTATTCTTCTAAGAAAGCCATCCAATTACCAAAACACATATCCGGATGTAAATACATACCATTTGCATTATGGTATAATTGATGTGCAGTTAAAGAAAGCATTACTAGCTGAACTTTATTTTCAGTATGAACTTTCTTTAATAAGTTTACTAGGTCATAAGATGTAATATAACCTACAGTGTTGATTGTATGCTCTGTTAATATGACTGCAATATCGAAGATAGTCAGCATATTATGATGCATCTCAATGGTTGCCATATCAGCATAGATATTGCTATGTAATTGACAGTGATCCATACCAAGATTCATTAGATACCCTTTGTAGTGAGTATAAGTTCTTGATCTTCTAAATCTACTAACAGCATTCTTAATAAAGTTTGTATAAACATCGATGTCCATTAATGTATATTTAGTCTGATAGAACGTTAACTCAAAAGGTACGTATGGAGATTTTAGTACTGGATTCACCGGATCTTTTTTTAATTGTAAATCTGGGAATTGATTCATTTTACTATGCTCCTTTGTAAAATTAGTCTATATCTATATGTTAAGGATAGGCGCTTATTGGGGTTACATACTATTAAAGTAAAATCTTAAATTCTCTCTGGAAGGAGGAAATTTATAATATGCAAAATCCTAATATAGGTAAAGTGTTTACAGACTATCCGTTTGTAGACGTTCTTATTTATTATGTAAAACAATTAGCCATGAACTGTGTAGTTAAGTCTGAGACTGAAGCATTAAAGTATGAGACTAAACGTACAGAGTATCGTGGAGATCTATATATCCAATCAGTTGAGGGTACAGCTGACTGGAGACTATATGATTATAATACTGATATTTTAGTTAAAGCTGGAGTACCAGCACAGTATTTTGAAAGGGCTCTTAAGGAACCAGATATTATTCCTGAAGAATTTAGAGATAGAGCTAGAGATGAAGCTGCAAAGTATTATCTTAAAACTTATGTAGAAGAGAATAATTACTATAGAAAGATCACTGGTCTTCCTAACTTGGGAGATAGTGGTCTAATTATTCCTGAAGAGTTACGTATTGATAATATTGGTGTAGACTATAATGAACCTGTACATCAAATGAATGATGCTACAATTAATGTCTTAGAAGAACGTGGTATTTGGGCTAATCTATTAGCAAGATATACTGAACCTAAATATGAGTATCTTAAATATATCAAGTCAGATATCACTATCTATAAAGCACGTAAAGCTGATACATTCCAATTGCTTTATCTTCCTAATATTGATAATACTGTAGTCAAGGAGAAGTTTGAACGTAGATACAACGTTAATAGAGCTTATGCTTTGACTACAATATACTCTGAAGCTCAACGATTTGATAGTAAGTATTATGATGCATGGTTAACTATCTTTATTATTATCCAAACCATGATTGATTTAGTATCAGAAGTACAAGAGCATATCATTAACTTAGATGTATTTGATGAACGCTGTGTAAGATATATATTCATGTCTCATGGTGTACCATATTATGATGAAATCCCATTGATCTATCAAGTTAGAATGATGCGGAGATTACATCAATTACTTAAATATAAATCCACTGCTAAGTGTATGGTAGATGTATGCTCTATCTTTGGGTTTGATGACTTACGTATCTTTAAATACTATCTCTTACGTGACCGTAAAGTAGATGAAGATACGGAAGACTATGTATTCAACTATAAGACAAAGAAAGTCTTAGATACAGATCAAAAGATTGATATTAAGAAAGAAACTCTAACTTCATTTGGTGCTAATGGTATTAAGATACCATTCCCTCATGAAGACTTCCTCGATAGAGGTGGTGCTGTATTCATTAATATTGATGGTAAACGTATTACTGATGATAAGTATGAAATCAAAGATGGTAAAGTTACATTCAAAGATGCTGATGCATTAAAGAATAAACTTAAACTTGAGTTCATATTCTTCTCTAATAATACATTCAATGATGATATTACTCAATTGGATAAGTATAAGATTCTTACTAAGACTGAATCTTATCCAATAACTAGTAATAATCAAAAAGAGTTTACTCTAAATCTACCAACTGAAAACTTCTATGACAATGGTGGTATTATATTCTTATCTGTCGGCTCTACATTTATAGATCCTAAGAGATATACTATAACTAATAACAAAGTTAAATTCAATGGAGATGAGGATTGGTCTAATACAACTGAACGTCTATTAACAGCAATCTATATATATTCTCCTAGATTCCCAATTAAGTCTAGATCTATAGATTTCACTTATACAGATGATGGTGTAAGCTATAGACCTATGGCTATTAGTAGCTTTGATATCCCAGAGCCATATAGTAACTATCTAAGATATGGTGGAGAGTTCTTTGCTCTAGAGGGTTCTGTATTATTATCATCTGATAGATATCTTGTGAAAGATAAGACTTTTGCTTTCATAGATTCTGATGATAAATTACACAAAGACAAGAGCATTACTTTCAATTACATCTACACTCAGGGTAGTGAGATTGAAATGGTTGAAAGTAATTATGAATTTGAAGTAACTACAGTTGGTCAACAAGACTATGAGATTCAAGTTCCATTCAAAGATTATACTGAGTCTGGTTATATCTTAGAAGTATTCTTGAATGATCAACCATTGATGGGTAGTGAATATGCATTCTTAAAGAATAATATCAAGATTCTAGATCAAACTAAAGTAATGCGTATTGGTAATAAGTTTAGAGTTCACTTTGTTTATCCAAAAGATAGAAATGCTGTAAGTCTAAGCAGTCAAGTTATTGATATCAATGATAAGACTAGAAGCTTTAAGATTAAGTTCCCATATGATGGGTATAAATATCGCTATGATAAGTACTACGTAGTTATTGATAACAAGATTCTAGATCCATCTAAATATAATATTACAGATGATGGTCTAATTACCTTTACTGATCCGAGAGAGTATTTGACTAGTAAGAATAAAGTAGAAGTTAAGTTCATTAAAAATAGTGAGAACTCTTATATCATTCATATTGGTCAAGAAAGCCTTAGAGTAAGATCAGCAGATCAAAAGAAATTTACCATTAACTATCCATTCTATAATTATGGTAAGTCTGGTAATGGTATCATTATCACTGTAGGTGGTACAGTTATAGATCCATCTCGTTATACTATTGAGAATACAGTTCTTACATTTGATGATACAGTATCTTTAGATAAAGGTCGTGAAGTTAGATGTATCTTTGTATACAACTCTGTATATGATAACTTCAATAACTATATCCGTACAGAGTATGATATCTATAATCTTAAAGATGGTAAACGTGTAGTAGATATCCCATATCCATATGATAACTTCTTAGAATCTGATAATAATAACCAGATGGAGATCTTATGTGAAGATGGGTTTATATTAGAAGAGAACGTCGACTATGAGATCATTGACGATCAAGCAGTATTCTCTGATGTAAATAGAGTATTAGATCATGGTGATACTATCTTATTTAGCTTCTCTTATGTAAATGCTAAGAGAAAAGAAGTATTCGTTGAAGATACATCTAAGAACTATGACTTGAAGTTTGTTAAAGTTCCTTTAAATGCATCAGCTGATAGCTACATTAGAGATGAGTCTAAGTATATTGACTATACTAAGTTTACAGAAGATGATTGGCTATGGACAAATGAATTCGATCCAATTGATATTAAGAATCAGATCTTAGATAAAGAATTCAACTATACTAGAACTAAATACATTGCAATCGATACAGTTATGTCTATGAGTGATCTATCATTTAAGATTCCTTACTTCTTTAATATCTTCTTTGATAATGTCAAACTAGAGGAACGTATTCGTCTTGCAGTCCCAACTATACGAGAAGATAAGATGTTTAGATTATCTTCCATTCTATGCTATCTATTCTCTTTATCATACTTATACTATGGCAAAGAGGATACTATTCAACATGAAACAGTTCCTATCATGTATATCCAAGGATTCAACTTTGAGGCTGACTTAGAGTTACTCCGTAAGGATATTGAAAAGAACTATGGATATAAATTAGAAGACCTTGGAGTAAATGGATTTAAGAAATATTCCACTGGTGTTTCCATCAAGGGATTGATTGATATCTTTAATCATAACTCTAAGATATATGATGTAGTAGTCAAAGGCATGTATTATGCAGATAATAAACGTATCTATGATGCATATAAAGCTGTATATGATGCATTGATGATTAGAAAGTACTCTAAACAGTTCTTTACAACTAATGGCGTTGATATAGCTAATACTTACACTGAATACCTAAAGCATCAAGATAAGGATTTATATAATTCTATTCTACGTATTAAGTCTATCGGTGAAGATAAGCAACGTCAAAAGACAATAACTAACACTATTATGGATACAGTTAAGTATATCGAAATCTTTATGGGCTCTGAAGATTGGAAATCATTATTCAATTACATGCCTGGTATTGGTAT